TGCTTTGAAACGCTTTTATGTAGTAGAAGAAGTTAATCGTGCCGCAGAAGGTTTTTCAGCCACTTGGTATCCGCACTTGTATCGTGTAAAATTAAAGAGCATAGTAGACAGTCAAGAATACAAAGATCTGCTGGATCGTCCAACAGAGTCTGACAATTATGCTGGGGAGTGGAGCCCTAATATGAACTACTATCCTGGGCAGGTGGTAAAATACAAAGGCACGCTCTACGAAGTAACGCAGGAAGTTGTGGGCAATATTCCTGGATTAACTGAAACTACGATCGAACCCACAGTTACAGATGCCTGGGCAGACTATTATACAGTCAGCACCACCGATACTCTTAGAGATCTAATGAGTACCTATGAAAAAGAAAAGGCAATTAATGATGCAGTTGTAGCAGAAGCAGAAGCAGATGCTAAGAAAAGTGGCTACGAAACTAGTCATTTTTATACAGTTAAAGTTGATCAAAGTACTGGCACAGTTGATTTAACGTTGGTAACATCTGATACTGATATTTCCGTAGATACAAATGTAAGTTCTAGTCCTTTACCTTTAAAAGATGGTTACACTGGATACCTATTAGGCGACGGTATTGCTCCTAACGGTCCAATAGTCGACACTACTGATATCACTATTCCAGAAGGACAGGTAGATGCACAGTTTGGATTTGGTATACAGTTCCCGAGTACTGCCAGCACTGGCGATGTATTTTTAAGAACAGACTTTTTACCTAATCGCATGTTTAGATACGATGGTCGAAGATGGGTCAAACAAGAAGATAATGTACGTATGACTATGAGCAACAGTGACGATACACGTCAGACACAGCGTACTGGATTTGTTAATAATACTCAGAAGTCAGGAATTAATCAATTGGCCACCGATGTTGTTTATATCGACTTGCTTGGAGATCCAATTTGGGAAAGCGGCAGTATCACACAAGATTTACAAATTACAACAACGTCTGTGTTTATTCAGACCAACGTTGCATACAATAAAAACTATCTAGTCGAAGTATGGTTAGATGAACAGAGTAAAGCAACAAAGATTACTACATCCGAAGTCAGCGGTGCATTAGCATTCACTATCGGACACCCTGTACAGGATAATTCTGTAATTAGATATACAATCTATGACAAGGTAGTAACACAAAGACAGAGCCTTAGTAAGGCTCTTAGACCACAGGCGGACAACTAATGCAATGGTTTTATGACGGCCAAATAAGGCGATATATTGGACAGGTAATCCGTATGTTAAGCGGATTTAAGTATCAAACAGGTGACGGAAAACAAATTACCGTGCCTGTAATCTACGGCGATATGACTCGTCAAGTAGGTCAAGTAATCAAAGACAATTCAGAAAATAAACTGCCCAGCGCACCTCGTATAGCAGTCTACATTACTGGCTTGGCTATGGATAAAACTCGCTTAGGTGATAGTACTTTTGTTAGCAAAGTGCATATTCGTGAACGAGAATATGACGATGTCACGGGCGAATATACTGCTAAACAAGGTAATAATTTTACTGTTGAGCGACTAATGCCAACACCATATAAGCTCACTCTTAAAGCAGATATATGGACTACAAACACAGATATGAAACTGCAAATTATGGAGCAGATTCTAATGTTGTTTAATCCAAGTTTAGAAATACAAACAACAGATAACTTCCTAGACTGGACTAGTTTAAGTGTTGTAGAACTAACAGATATCACCTTTAGTTCTAGAAGTATTCCTGTAGGTGCTGAAACAGAAATTGATGTAGGCAGTTTAACGTTTGAAACTCCTATATGGATCAGTGCTCCTACTAAAGTTAAGAAATTAGGTGTAGTAACAGATGTATTAATGAATATCTTTGATGCTACAGGTAATTTAACACCAGATTTTGTCAGCGGCAAGCCAGCGGCAGTAGAATTTAATAACGTTGCGGGCTACGGTATATTAGTTTATAACAATAAATTAAGTTTATTAAAGGGCAGAGAACCTTTATTAATCGACGATGCTGCCGATTCGGTGTTTACTAAAATAGGTGCAGATATAAGTTGGAATTTTATATTTGAACAGTACCCTGGTAAATTTAGAACAGGTGTTAGTCAAGTGTTTTTAATTCAAGACGACGGTAATCAGATAGTGGGCACTCTCAGCGAAGACGCAGACGATAGTACAATATTACACGTTAATTGGGACCAAGATACATTCCCAACTAACACACTGATAGCCAATGCTAATAATTCTGTTCTTAGAGGATCTGTAGATGCTATTGTTGACCCAACAAGATTCAATCCACGTCCAAGATTACCAGGTGGCGCATTAGATTGGCCCGACATGACCAATGGTCCTATTAGATACATTATTTTAGAAAGCATAGGCGACACTATTAATGATGATGGACCAGACGGGTGGAAAAATCAAGACGGCACAGACTTCTATGCCGAAGCAAACAGTATTATAGAATGGGCAGGTACACACTGGGAAGTAGTATTAGACCCTGCGGATCCTGACCTAGTAGGCACACCTGTATATATTACCAATCTTAGAACCGGTATACAATACAAATTCTTAGACGGAGAATGGACAAAATCATTCGAAGGCGAATATCGAAAAGGGCACTGGCGTTTGATATTCTAAACTAAGTAAGTGCATGAAAGAACAGATAGTCTGCTCTGGCGCACTTTTCTATGCCAAAAACACTAAACGATTCCTACTGCTACAAAAAGCAGAAGGCAAACACGCGGGCACATGGGGGTTAGTTGGCGGCACTAACGTCGAAGGCGAAACTGCATGGCAAGGGCTTCAACGAGAAATCGAAGAAGAAATTGGTTCTGTTCCAAAAATAATCAAAACAATTCCTATAGAAACGTTTGTTAGTAATGACAGCGTTTTTAATTTCCACACCTACCTTTGTGTTATAGAACAAGAATTTATTCCTGTACTAAGCAAAGAGCACAATGGATGGGCATGGTCAACTGTAGATAGTTCTCCTAAACCTTTACATCAAGGTTTGCGTAGCAGTTTTAGCAACAAAACTATCAGAACAAAATTACAAACTATTTTTGATATTGTAGAGTTAATTTAATGTGGCCCATCCATCACCAAAAACCACCAAACGAACCTTATATTTGGATTAAGAACGTTTTTACTGACGAAGAAATTGCACGTATTATTGCTATTGGTAAATCTAAGCCGTCTGTAGACGGTGGTGTCGAAAATAAAGATCAAGATGCACAATGGGCAAGACGTAGTAAAATCTCGTGGATAGGACCAGATGCTTCCACTGTTTTTATTTTTGAACGCTTAACAGATGCTATTACAAAAGTAAACAAGGCATTTTACGACTACGAATTAACCCAGATAGAAGATTTACAATTTTCCGAATACGACGAGTCTTATCAGGGTATGTATAGAAATCACACAGACGACGGATATGATTCAAATCATTATAGAAAATTAAGTTTTACTCTACAATTATCAGACCCGAGCGATTATGAGGGCGGTGATTTAAATATCTATCGCTTTAAATTAGACGAACCAATGACAGTGAAAAAAGAAAAGGGTATGTTGGCAGCATTTCCTAGTTGGTCTATTCACGAAGTAACGCCGGTTACCAAAGGAACACGTTATACACTAGTAGGATGGGTACATGGGCCAAAGTTTCGTTAACATTAAACCGGTGAATTTATGGCCTACCACTGTGTATGTTTCTGAAATACGCATTTTAGATATGCCTAGTATGATTTCTGAAATTTATAGACTACAATCCACGGAGTCTGCTGTTAAAAAATCAAACTATGGTGGCTGGCAAAGCGAAGTAAATTTATTTGACAATCCTGCGTTTGCTCAATTAACTGATGAAATAGCCAGTACTGTGTTTTGGTTGTTTAATAAAAATATCTCTATCAAACAAATGTGGGCCTGTGTTAACAAGCACAAAGATTTTAATGTAATTCACGCACATGGTAATGAATATCACCTAAGCGGCGTATTTTATTTGAAAGTTCCCGTTGACTCGGGTAATATATGCTTCAGAGATCCGAGGCCAGCGGCTATTAATTCCACTACAAATAGAATTTTTAATCAGGGTGATAGCGAAAATTTTATTCCCTATGAAACGGAATTAATATTGTTTCCGTCATTTTTAGAACATTTTGTCATGCCCAACGAGTCACAAGAAGATCGCATTTCCGTAAGTTTTGATCTAGTCTTTGGAGAATAATCATGTGGATGAATGACAAAATATTAATTATAGATAATTTTTACAAAGATCCTGACAAAATACGAAAGTTTGCTCTTAATCAAGAATTTAAAAATTGTAAAGAAGCCAATGCAGGAGGCAACTGGCCTGGGCGAAGAACAAGTTTCTTACACAATCTTAATCAAGAATTGTCCGACGAATTTCATAATGCGTTTCTTGGAAATTTATTAGAAAATAATCCTATAAAATACGGCGGATATATTGAAACAAATTTTCAACTGTGCTACGAATCCGATGGAGATTCTTGGGTACACTACGACACGCCCACGTGGCATTGTACTCATGTTGGTGTTGTGTATTTGCATCCAAATCCTCCTGATAATTCAGGAACTTTGTTTTACAAATTTAACGAAGAACACAGACAAGAGTTTGAAGAATATGCCGCACGTAATAATCATTTGTGGTTTAAATTAAATCGAGATCAGGACAGCAAAGAATTTCATAAATTTTTTAAACAGACAATGTCTATACCTAACGTATATAATCGTGCTATAATTTATGGACCAAATGCTTGGCACAAATCGGATAGGTATTTTGGTTCAACGCCTGAGACGGGTAGACTATTTCAACCATTTTTCTGTAACCTTAATTTTATATATGATGAACAAGAAACCTAAATTAGCCATATACGGGGATAGTTTTTCAGATCCGTCGTGGGTACAAAACGACTATTTGTCGTGGCCTGAGATGTTAGAACAGAAATACACTGTCAAAAATTATTCTCTTACAGGTTCTAGCATGTGGTGGAGTTATGATAAATTTTTAGAAACTCACGCCAGTTACGATTTGGCAATATTTGTGGTAACAGTTCCGGGCAGAATTCATGTAGAATATAACAATAAGCATTTGAATTTAAATCCTAGTACATGGCCAGTATGGGATGGCATTAACATTGGAGAAATGTATTTTAGGTACTTTTATTCCAGCAAACGAGAAACTGCGTTTCATAATTTTATGGTTAATGACATATTACAGTATCAGGATGTGTTAGTTGTCCCTGCATTTTTAGAAAGTTTGCCTAATTTAAATTCTTGGTCATTGTGCCACTATGCTGATTTAGAATTACAATTCTATGGTCTAGATCATCCAGGTAACAATGAAAACAGAAAATGTCATTTAACCAAAGAAAATAATCTTATGGTATACAACAAAATTATCAATGCTATTGATAATAAGGATCAAATTTTAAAATTAAATCCTGAAGATTTTGTGCAACCTGCGGATCCTATGGAATGTTATTGGAAATAATATGAAGGAAGATTACAAAGTTATCAAAGGATTTGCAGATGCAGATACTTGCAATCGTATGGTTGAAAAATTAGACGACTTTTATAAAAAAGGTTATAACTTGCCGCCGGATAATCAGTGTCCGTCTAGTCCTACTTTTTATGGAATTTTTAATGACGAATCAAAATTGTGGTTACCTAAAATAGAAGAACTAGTGGAAAAGAAGTTATTTCCAACATACACTTACTCAAGGATTTATACAAAAAATGAAGCGTTAAATCCACATATCGATAGGTTTGAGTGCGAATATAGTTTTACACTTACTTTAAAATACGATAAAAATATATGGCCCATTTATGTTCAGTCTGGCAATAGAGGGCATGAAATTTTATTAGACGTTGGAGATATCTTAATTTATAAAGGTGTTAAAAATCTACACTGGCGGCATGCGTTAGAAAATGATTTTCACTATCAGGGGTTTTTCCATTATGTAGATAAGCAGGGTCCTTATTCTGATAGAAGATTTGACGGACGACATAGTTTTGCGTCCACACAAGAAGTAATAGACGAAGTAATTAGGAGAAGAAATGTATTACAACAGTGAATATCAATACATGACATTTGATGTTCCGCATGTTGTTGAAAATATTGCAGACATTCAACGCATGACAGACATAGGTATTGATAAATTTAAAAGAAAATTTAATGCACGTAATTATGCTGTTGGCACAGACAACATTACCTGGCAGTTTGCTAACTATAATGTGTTTGGTCTTTGTTCTTGTAATCAATGGTTCTATGATATCTATACAAGTTTAATCGACGGAATTAGACAATATCACGAACTAGCGGGTATCGAAAAGCCAAAACAACTATGGTTGCAGGCTTGGATTAACAGTCATAAAAATGGACAGGTTCTTAAAACACATAATCATGATTGGCCTTTACACGGATTTATGGCTATAGATCCTAAGAAAAGTCATACTGTGTTTACAGATAAGCCTAACGGCAAAGAGTTGTACAGAGTTGAAAACAAAGTAGGACAGTTTTACATAGGCCCTGGTAGTAGATTTCATCATGTAGAAATTTTAGAACCGTACGAGGGTGAACGAATTACATTTGGATTTGACTTAGAGCATCGAGATAGAATTTTTGATAACATGGGATTTATTCCAATTATTATATGAGTTATTATCAAACATTTAATTCGTTTGGCTATATTATTGAAGACGTTCCTAAAGAAATTATGGACACTTTGTGGAAGGAAGTTAAAGAAATACAAAAAGACTTTGACCATGCTTCTGCTACTAACCACACGTTGGCTGGTAATATTCAGAGAGAATATTCATTAAAAGACTCCATTTCGGTAGTAGAGCCATTTGCATTTAATGTAGCCGAAACTTATAACGAGCTGTTCAAATATAATTCTAATATCAGCGTGTTTAAACCAGGGCGATTAGATTTCGCTGTAGACACACTATGGGTTAATTTTCAGAAAAAATATGAATTCAATCCAGCGCATACACATCTAGGTCTATATAGTTTTGTAATATACTTACAAATTCCATATGACCTCAATGAAGAGTTGGCTGCAAGTCCTGGGGTAAACTCTAATAAAAATCTAGCATCAGCATTTGAATTTTTCTATGTAAATTCGTTTGGTAAAATAACTAAAAATCCTATATTCATGGATAAGACATGGGAAGGGAAAATGTTGTTGTTTCCAGCAGAATGTATGCACGAAGTACACCCATTTTATACGTCCGACGATTACAGGATTTCCGTAGCAGGTAATATTGCTATCCAAGCCGGATCTAAGTAAATCACAAAAATACCCCACTAAATATTGTCGAATTAAGGAGAATTACATATATGTCTAACAAATTACCAGAAATTTTTTATCTCGAAAACGTTGCAAAGCAAGATGTTTTTGCTAACATTATTGCAGATTTAAACGACGGAGTTTGGAAATACGGTGTTATAAAAATTAATGCCGCTGGCTTTGATATCGAAGATAACGCAAACTTTTGGTCTGTAGATATGGTTAAAAATCGTTGGACAGAAGTATTATTTCAGGATATTATTGACAAACTCGAAGCACTAGATCCTAGAGTCAAAGGTTATAACTTTAAAAGTCTTGACGTTGTTGCCGGCGGCAAAACATTTGGCCTAGACGGAAATATACACGTTGACAGAGAGTTTGAATTTAATTCAAACGGCGACGGTTATATGACAATGTGTTATTTTCCTAATAAAGAATGGAGCCCGGAATGGGGCGGTGAACTGCAATTTTTTGACAATCAAGGAAATATTATAGCCAGTTATTATCCAATGCCTAATACTTGTATTGTATTTGACAGTAACATTCCTCACAGAGGCCTTGCTCCTAACAGAAATTGTACAGAATTAAGAAAATATATTTCTTTTAAGACGTTTGTTAATAAGTTTGATTTTAGTGGCGATATTGAAGCCGAAGTTAAATGATTCAAAATTTATTTGCGTTACCTATCTACAAAACTAATATTTTTGACTCTGATATAGACTTTGGAGTCATAAGGTCTACGCTTGAACAACAATACAAGGAAATAAAATTTCATGTTGGGTTGGAAAAAAATGGCGGTATAAGTACCTACGGCACTAATAGAAATTTGCATGAAGTACCAGAATTTAAAGCATTGTGCGATTTAATTTTGTATCATGCAAATTTATATTGGAAAGTCCTGGATATCAACGACGGTCTGCGCCCTGCAATAGACGAGTGCTGGTCTAATAAACACGTTAACGGTAGTTTTACTGACTGGCATTCTCATAGTATGCACCCTATTGTTGTAAGTTTTTATCTAAGTGCTCCTGAACGTAGTGGAGGAATAGTGTTTACTAATCCTATGGAATACAGTATTACACACATTCCTTACAATCGTCCTGTAGAAGAAAAAATTAATACCACAATTCATATTAAATCAGGCGATGTGTTAATGTTTCCTGGATGGTTGAGACATAAAACTGAAGTAAGTCACACTGATGATGAACGTATAGTAATCACATTTAATTTAAGATACAGCGGAGTATACTTAGATTCTCAACAACCATATCCGGTCGTTAAAGAAACTACAATGCCTGATAATTTTTCAACTCCCGTAATAGTGGAATCGAATAACAGTACCATGGATTATTTGTTTAATAAGTTACATACTCAGGAAATTATTATAAATCAATTAAAAGCAATGCTCACTGGAGGCGCTGATGGAAGATAAAAAAGTACCTCGTGTTATAAGAAACCTTGATACATCGCAACGTAGAGTTCACTTCAACGAAAAAATTTTACTAGTCCCAAGAGAAGTAGAACAAAAACGTTTAGAAATATGCAATAACTGTAAGTCGTATGAAAATTACGGCTGTACTATTACTGGATATTTTATGCCCAAGACCGTAAGAAATAAATCACAAAGTTGTCCTTATGGTAAATGGACTAGTTGGTATAGTTTTAATGATAATTTTAAGGACGAATAATGTCAGTTGTAAAAGTAGGATATACTCCATGGTTTGAAAAATCTCCAAATACTAGCGGACTGGGTCCGCTAAATTATTACGGCTGGAACGAAATTATTCATTTTGATTTAGAAAAGTTAGACACATGGAAAGATTCAAAAGTAGGATTTATGAAATGCCCTGCATTTGTAAAGTATAACGAACAAACATGGGTAATACGTTCTTTAATTGATGTAGAATTGCACTGGGACAAATATAATAAAGTTTTAAGCAGTAATCTTCCAAGTCTTGCACACGATGCTATGGTCAAAGTTCACTGGGGAGATTTTAATCCTGAAGTTGATAAACCTATAGTTGCATTAAACAGCGCCATGCTGTTCTATGCAGACGAAGAAGTATGGGTAGACTTTTTACCTCCTTATAATCATATCGATTTAAGATGGAGATTGATGCCTGGCAGTTTTAATATTTGTAATTGGCAACGTCCGCTGGTTCCTACTTTTGAAATGCTCAATGACAGAATTGAATTTAAGAGAGGACAGCCGTTAGCCTATGTAAGATTTAGAGCAAGAGACCCACAGGCAATGTTTCAATTAAACAAACAACCAAGAACAGAAGAACTCGATCATATTGTAAATTCTTCTGTGTCTCTTAAATCATATCAAAACAATTTAAGTTGGAAAATTGTGTCGGGGGTCATTCCAAATAGATTACGTCCAAAGAAATTAGTAAAATCAGAACCTTGGATTTGTAGATTCTTTAGAAGGATCTTAAAAAAATGATCAAGTCCGTTTGCATATTAGGTGGAGGTACTAGCGGACTAATAACGGCACTAGTACTCAATAAGTGGTATCCTACCATGGATATTAAAATTATCGAGTCTCCCACTATAGGTATTGTCGGCGTCGGAGAAGGTAGTACAGAACATTGGAAACAGTTTATTAATACTGTAGGGATTACTCTACAAGAATTAATGTTAGAAACTGGTGCTACTTTCAAAGCAGGTATTAGATTTGAAAATTGGAATGGTGACGGCACATTTTATATGCACGCTCTACATGCCGATTATACGCAACTAATGGGTAACGGGTTGCCAGGAGTAATGGTCAAATTAATTTCTGAAGATCAGCCGCACTTATATCCAGATAATGTCATTAATTCCATACATTACTTTCCTATCGATGCCAGTGTAAATCAATATCATTTTGATACGTTTAAACTTAATAAATTTTTACACAAGAAATGTATCGAACGCGGAGTAGTTGTTGTTGAAGATGATATAGACGACGTTGAAATTGACAGTCAAGGATACATTAGTTCTTTAATTAACAAAGACGGTGTCAAATATACAGCAGATTTCTTTGTAGATTCTTCTGGGTTCAGAAGAGTCATTAGTTCTAAACTTGGCGCAAAGTGGAATGATTGTAAAGAATATTTACCCATGGACAGAGCGTTTGCTTTTCCTACACCCAGTGACGACGAGTTTCCAAGTTGGACCCTGAGTCGTGCATTATCCAGCGGATGGTCATGGAGAATACCAACGCAAGAACGCTATGGCAACGGTTACGTTTATTCCAGTGAATTTTTATCCGACGATCAAGCATTGTCTGAAATGCAACAGTACTATAAAGATCCTATACAAGTAGGTAAAAGTTTTAAGTTTAGTGCAGGTTATGTTGATAAATTCTGGATTAAAAATTGTGTTGCAGTAGGTCTTGCTGGAAGTTTTGTTGAACCTCTCGAGGCTACTAGCATAGGAACTAGTATTCAACAGGCGTTTGCACTAGGATCAGCACTGGCATCTTGGACTAAAGGCAACGAAAAAATAGCGGACAAATATAATCAACAATTTGAAGCAGTTGCTAAAAACATTATTGACTTTGTACAGTTACATTACATCACTCAACGTAACGATACACCATTCTGGCGTAGTTGCAAAGATTTAAAGTTGACCGAGTTTAATAAAGATACACTGGAACACTTTAAAACAGTTGTGCCAAGTAGAGCATATTTTCCCAGTCACTGGGTGTTATTTACAGAACAGAACTGGTTACAA